CATAGTGAACAAAAAACGGTGTGAAAATGAAAAGACGGCGTACGGAAAAGACCGTGCGCCGTAATTTTATCTATATGGAAAAAGCAAGTAAAATCGCAGTAAAACAGCGTAAATAAAGGAAAAAAGCACCGAAAATTCGGTGCTTTTTTTGGCAGGGGTTTTATAATCAACTCAATGCGTAAACAGTCCACCGGACTGTTTACTGTCAAAAGTGCAAGCACTTTTGAATTTCGTGGTTCAAGTCTTTCTGCTTTAACAGCAAAACAAAAAAGACACCCGCAGGTGTCTTTTTGTTTTGGCAGGGGCAGAAGGACTTGGTCTCGCCTGCCGGCTCGGTCGGTGCTTCTGCACTTCGTGCAGAGGTCTCCACCGGAGACCCGCACCCCTCAACACGCTCCGCGTGCCTCGGAGTCTAAATCATTTTACTCAATGCCAAAACAAAAACGGTCACCTTTCGGTAACCGTTTTCGATTTGGCAGGGGCAGAAGGACTTGAACCCTCGGCACGCGGTTTTGGAGACCGCTGCTCTACCAACTGAGCTATACCCCTATATTAAATTCTTCCTTACGGAAATCACTTTGATATTATACATATATTGCATCATTTTGTCAACAATAATTATTTCGAAATGTTTTTATGAAGCTTCTTTTTAAATCTAATACACAACAGAAAAAACGATAACAATCGGCGTCGGTGCTATTGCTCGGCAAAAGCTGCAATCGGATGATGCATTATCGATGACAAAGACCGGTTTCCGCATAATTTTTCTCTTGTCCGTTATCTTTCAAATCAAAAAGAGAAAAGCGAAAAGATAAACATACAAAACAAAAAGAAACGACAATCTTCTCACGAAAATTGTCGTTTCTTTGGTGGAGAATTACGTTTCATATCCGAACTTCCGTCGGCATTAACTCTATATGTTTGAGTGTTCCCTTTTAGGTTATAAACGGTTGTTATCTTGTATCCTCCGTCAGGCTCGTCCCATACCGTGACAGAATTGATTAGCGTATCAATCAAATGTCTGCGAAAGTCCTCGTCTTCTATGTCACCACTCAAGAACTGAGATAACCAACCCACAATGACGGTCTTATCCAATGTGAGATATTCACTCTTAGCGGCATCGAGTCTCAACTCGGTGTCCTTTTTTCTTTTTTCTAACTCTTTGAGCCTTGAGTCAAGAGTCTCCGATTCAACACCACGCTCTACCATTTTAAGCAGATTTTTGATGCTTGTATTTATCTCCTTTAAGTCAGCAGTCAATGCCGGGATTATAGCGTCACTCTCTATATCCTCTCTATTACACTTGATAGCCATATCTGCGATAGTGTTTATCATTTCAGGGGTGATTAACCGCATAGCGTTCTCAGCTACTATACGCTCTATAAGGTCTTTGCGTATTGTTCTTTTCTTGCACGAATGGAAACGCTTACGAGTGCTGCACGAGTAGTAATAATAGGTCTCCCCTGTTTTACTTCTTCCGCTATCGCCCGTCATATTAGCACCACAATGCCCACAGAACAGCTTTTGAGATAATAGGTAATTCACTCTTGCCTTACCACGTGCAGGAGCTTGTGCGTTCGCAGAGAGCCTTTTTTGCACAGTCTCGAATGTTTCTTTATCTATAATAGCAGGAATACCTCCCTCTATACGAATATCCTTATATGTATATGTCCCTATATACTTCTCGTTTCTAAGCATAGTTTTAAACGAGTTTTTATTGAACTCAGTTCCCTTTTTGGTGCGATAACCTTGACTGTTGAATTTTTCGCATATCTCGGAGATAGTTGCCCCTCCTGCATATAAGTCAAACGCCTCTTTGACTATTTGCGCGTTTGGCTCGTCAACAGTAAGCTTTTTGTCGACCGTCTTGTACCCCAAGGGGATTGCACCGCCGGTGCTGTTGCACTTATGCGCCGACTCATTCAGACCTCGGCTAACTTTCTGAGAGAGCTCCTTAGAGTAAAACTCGGCCATTCCCTCAAGGACTGACTCAAGTATAACGCCCTCAGGGCTGTCGGATATGTTTTCCGTCGCCGATATAACCTTGACCCCGTTCTTTTTCAGGCGCACTTTATAGGTAGCGGAGTCATAACGATTGCGGGCAAATCTGTCGAGCTTATAGACAACAACCCCCTGCCATAACCCATTACTGCTGTCCCGTATCATCCGGCAGAAGTTAGTACGTTTCGCAGTTTCCTTATAAGCGGACGTTGCGCGGTCTATATATTCTCCCACTACGTTATATCCTTGTCGCTCGCAGAAGTCCATACAGACCCTCTTCTGACCTTCTATAGACTGCTCCGTTTGTCTATCGCTACTGTATCTCATATATAGAACAACATTCATTGCCTTATACCCTCCTGTTTGCTTGTATATATGGCTCAAACCTATCGTATACCCGTTTTTCCAACGGGCTCGTCAAAAATCTATTTCTTTCGTACAATATTTGCATTCGTTCAGCACGTATTTCGGCGGCTGTGTAACTTACGTCAAATACATCTTGTATGTCTTTTGCGGTGTGTAAATTTAAGCCCCATATGACGCAGGCAGGCATCAACAGTCTGCTTGCAAAATTATCTGCTTCCCGTTCAACCCCGGGTTTGCTCGCATTAACCGTTCTCGCGTGATACCCTACGGTTAGAAGGTGTCCTAAGAATATATGCCCTAACTCGTGGGCTATCGTAAACCGTATACATCCCCGTGCCATTGAATCATCGTATACAATATACCACTCGCCCCGATTACTGATACTGACTCCTACTTCATTACTTTTCAGTTCGTTTACCTCTGAATTTTTAACAACCAAAATGTCAGCCGCTCGCGCTATAGCCGTAACGCTCACAGGAATGCTCGTAATATTGAAATCAATTAACACTTGCCACGTCGCGTTTCTTATATCCTTGTAACGTCCATAAAAAGACAACATTATCACCCTGTCGTAGTTTAACCACGAGCAGGTGTGATATTCCTTTCATCATAAATCTTCGTCACACGTTACTGCTTTTGCATTTCGCAATCTGTCTATATCCTCTTGCGAACGTGTTACTATTACCGGCTCTGCATTATCGGATGACCTTGCCGCACGATACACTCTGTGAGTTTTCTCGGATTCGTCCTTGACGTTCATAACAGCTTGAATAATTCTTAACTTAACCTCTTCGCTTGAAGCCCTGTAGACAGCGAGGAGGGTTTTTTCTTGTTCTGTGAGTTCGCTATCGAGATCGGCGGTAGCGTTTCTTTCTTCGTTTCCGAGAAGATAATCAACGGAAACGTTGAAATATTTAGAAAGACGGATTAAAACATCCGCCTTGGGAGCAGACCCTTTTTTCCACCCTGTAATAGCAGGAGAAGATACGCCAGCGACATTAATAATTTCATCGGATTGTGGGCGTAACCCTCTCACATTGCACAGTGCCTCAAAACGTTCATAAAAAGTCATTTTCCCTAACCTCCGTGAATCATAACACAAAAATCTAAGTTTTCTTTGATTTTATGCTTGACATTCTTAGTTTACTTAGATATAATAAAAACAACAAAAGTAACAACGACAAGACACACGGATACCGGAGGAGACCGTAAAGCCTCCCCTTTCTCCAATGATATGTTGTCAATCGCATTTCAATTGTAGCATTGGAGAGCCCTAAAATCAAGTGTTTTTACAAATTTGTAACTTTTGTTTTAAATTGACACGAAAGGAGGGATTATATGACTTCAAGACCTACTGACTATAAGCGGCATTATTGGGCTGCGCCTATCTCTCATTACGAGCTACCCGAAGAAGAAAGGGAGCGCTTGCGCGTTCACGTTAAAGACCGCCTCACCGCTCACTGCCTTACTCAGGTATGGCTGATACAGCAGCTACAAAATGCGGGCTTAACGACCGATAAAAGTGAGCTGTGCTCTATCTTAGCGGGTACACGCTCCGGCCCCAAGGTTGACGAAATTCTTGTAGAGAGCGACAGAATAATAACCGCTTATGATGACTTCTTATGTGCAGTAGACAAGAAGCGTAGCAGCCTATGGACGAAAATATGCAAAAAGAAAAGTTGAACCGCTTAGCTCGCATTCTTTACAGAACGGTTTATAGGTACTATGAAGACCCGAGGCATCGTAAGGAATTTGAGGAGTGGTATTTAAAAGAGTACGGCACTCCGTATCATTGGAAGACATCAAAGGAGGTACAAAGATGAGCATTGGAGATAACATCAAAGAGAAGCGAAAGGCATTGAATCTGTCTCAAAAAGATGTAGCTCGCGCGGTAGGTATCTCGCAAGCCACAATGACTAATATTGAGAATGACTATAGAATAGTTCATTTATCTTTAATTAAACAAATCGCAAAAGTCTTGCAATGCTCATACCACGAGCTACTTGCAGGTGATGAGCAGAAAGAGTGTTTCGCGTACTCAGGTATAGGTTGTCAAATATTAACAGAAATGATATGCAGAACACGCGACTGCCCTTTTTTTAAGACTCAGCTCGATTATGAAGTTGACAAGAAGATTGCAGACAGAAAAGTGAGGAGGATGTGACAAAATGTTTGTTATTGAAACTTTAATAACTTTAGTCATTTTTATGTGCGGTTTTATCATTGTGCCGACCCTCAGAGACACACGCTCTGCTTTTTCTGCATTGAAAGAAGAGGTTATCGACGATGAAGACATGGATTAAGTTCATCATTGGTTGTGTTGTCTTTGTCGGAATTGTGTGCGGGGTGTATCTCCTGAGCCTGTTCTTGGCAAACCGTATAATCTTGTTTTTTCTTTGGTTTTTTACGTGTTAACGCAATGGAGGGTACAACAATGTACGAAGTATATTACGCCTATGGTATGAACAAAGGTACAACAATTACTTATACCTCTACATCAGAGGAGGCTACTTCCTTCGTAAAGGCAAAGGTGTTCGAATTATCTCAAAAAGGAATTGACGCACATTGCTATTACGGAATCCGAAAAATATAGGAGGAAATTCAAATGTCTAAATTTAGCAATGAAACCCTTAATCCGGGTGAGCACTTCATTTATAACGGAATCGAATTTATCTGCCTTGATATTATCGACGAGAATTACCTTGCAATCACTGCAAAAGTATGGCTGGAGCGTCCGTTTGATTTTGGTAATCATAACAACTGGAAGGAGTCATCCTTATGCAGAGTGTTAAACGATAAGTTCCTCGATAAACTCAACAAGAACCATCTTGTCAAGCAGACATCTGACTTGGTTGCAGACAATGGCGACAGAAAGTACGGCACTTGTAAGGACTATGTAACAATACTGTCTTGTGATCAGTACAGAAAATACAGAGACCTTATACCACGCTACATCGGATGGATATGGACGCTTACTCCATGGAGTAGCTCCATCTACGGCGAAATCAGTGAAGACGTTCGTGTGATCATTCCATCAGGCCGCTTCGCTTGCAGCTGTGCCCACAATACTCATGGAGTCGCCCCGGTTTGTCTTTTCTCATCCGAGAATCTGAAATTGCGCCGTCAGGCGAGCCTCATAGGAGTTGACGAAGATGACGAAGATGACTACTAAATCTATAAGAGAAGCTAAACGCGTCGAATGCGGAAAACCTATCGGAAACGAATTATACCATTTTACCAAACGCCGATGCTATGCAACTGTGTTTATTCATAAGAGATGTTATGAAAAGCTTCTTCCCAAGAAAGGCAAGTAAATGAGTAACAAGAAAATAGGCAATGATTTTGAAAAAGAACTCTGTGAGGTTCTTGCGGAATACGGGTTTTGGGTTCACAACTTCACCCAAAATCAAGACGGTCAACCCGCGGATATAATCGCCGTAAAAAATAAAAAGGCATACTTAATCGACTGTAAAGTATGCTCTACAAGAAAAGGTTTTGACCTCTCTCGTATGGAGGAAAATCAAGACCTCTCTATGGAATTATGGAAAATGTGTGGTAACGGCGAGGGATGGTTTGCGGTTAAGGTTGAGAGTCAGATTTATATAATACCTCACTTTACCGTAAAAGCCTTACGAAATCATCAATCGGGAATGTCACCGAAAGATATTTTCGAGTGCGGAAAGCCCCTCGACAAATGGATAAAGTTATGCAGATAACTGTCGGTAGCACCATTACAGTCGAGCATCCTTCCTCAGAGTTGGTGCAATGGTGCAACAAAAACTTAGTTATAAGTAACCCGGAATATGCAAAGAAACTTCGGATGCACTTTTGGCTCGGTAATACACCGAAAGAACTCTACCTCTACGAGACCCACGGAGAAGCCCTTATTTTGCCCTATGGTGTGTTAAGAGACATTCTCCCTATGATTTCCTCGGCAAAGGCTTATCGTGCGTTTACGGAGCGAAAAACGGTCAAGTTCGACTGCTCTGTGCCGCTCGACGATTATCAGCGAAAAGCCGTCAACGAGGTTGAGAATCAGAAGTACGGTATATTACAAAGCCCTGCCGGAAGCGGCAAGACCCAAATGGGCATCGCTCTTATGGCAGACCTCGGACTTAAAACTCTTTGGCTCACTCACACCAAGGACTTACTCACCCAGAGCAAGGAACGAGCCGAACTGTATATGAGTTCCGACCTCATAGGGACAATAACCGAGGGCAAAGTCAATATTGGCAGCGGAGTCACTTTTGCAACCGTACAAACAATGTGCGTCTTGGACTTGGAGAGGTATCGGGATATTTGGGATGTAGTTATCGTGGACGAGTGTCACCGTTGTTCGGGAACACCTACCGCCATGACACAATTTTATAAAGTTCTCAATAATCTTGCCGCAAGGTACAAGTTTGGCTTGTCAGCCACGGTACACCGCTCGGACGGAACAATCAAAGCGACCTACGCTCTTCTCGGGAAAGTGGTCTACACCGTGCCGGAGAAAGCCGTTGCCGATAGAGTGATGAAAGTCGGTATCAAAGAGTGCCACACGGGAATAAAACTCTCTCGTGAATGTTTGAATACAGACGGTACTCTTAATTATGCAAAACTCATTACATACCTCTGTGAGAACTCCGTCCGAAATCATTACATTAGTGCCGAAATAGTAGCCAATGCAGAACACCCGTCCCTTATCCTATCGGACAGGCTCAAACATCTCGAATTGCTTATGGCTACTCTCCCTTATTCAATGCGGGAAAAAGCCGTAATGATAAGCGGAAAGATGACCTCGAAAACAGGAAAAGTGGAACGAAAAAAAGCCATTGAGGATATGCGGACAGGAAAGAAAAAATATCTTTTCGCCACCTATTCTTTGGCAAAAGAAGGTCTCGACATTCCTTGTCTTGAACGACTCTACCTCACAACCCCTCAGAAAGATTATGCGGTAGTGACACAGAGTATTGGGCGCATTGCCCGAACTTACGAGAATAAACAACCTCCCGTCTGCTATGACTTTGTGGATGATGCAGGGTATCTTATCAAAGCGTTCAAAAAGAGGTGTGCAACCTATCGGAAGAGCGGCTGCTACTTCGTTAAGGAGGTGTAAAATGCTGACCCTCGGTAGTTTATTTGACGGTGCGGGAACATTTCCGTTCGCTGCTCAACAATGCGGTGTCAAGGCAGTATGGGCAAGTGAAATCGAGTCGTTCCCCATTGAAGTAACAAAGAAACGCTTCCCCGAAATGAAACATCTCGGAGATATAACCAAAGTGGACGGTGCCGAAATCGAGCCTGTTGACATCGTGACTTTCGGCTCACCATGTCAAGACCTCTCGGTCGCAGGAAAGAGAGCAGGGCTTGACGGAGAACGTTCAGGTTTATTCATGGAAGCGGTAAGAATCATTAAAGAAATGGGGTGTAAGACCAATGGAAGATACCCCTCAATCGCAATATGGGAAAATGTTCCCGGTGCGTTTAGTTCCAATAAGGGAGAGGATTTCAGGACAGTCCTCGAAGAACTCTGCAAAATTAAAAGAAGTGACACCCTTATTCCTAAACCTCCAAAACGTGGGGGCAGGAACGCATGGAACGATGCAGGACTTATCGTGGGAGACGGGTTTTCAATCGCTTGGCGAGTCCTCGATGCACAGTTTTGGGGCGTACCCCAACGCCGTAGAAGAATCTTCCTTGTGGCAGATTTTAGAGGACAATGTGCCGGAGAAATACTCTTTGAGCGAGAGGGCTTGTCAAGGAGTTTTGCGGAGAGCAGGAAGGCGTGGAAAGGAATTACACATTCTCTTGCTTGCGGCTCTGATGCAAAAGTGTGGGATGCCCGTGGAAATGGTGACGGTAGAACTTGTCCCACAATCACAGGAGACCACAACAACCGAATAACAGACTATACCACCCTACTCGTAAGAGAGCGTTACGGTTGCGAGGGCGGCGGTAAAGGGGTTCTCATTCAAGAGAATAAATCCGGTACTATTTCTTGCAACAACGACCAATTTCTCGTTATCACGGACGCAGATTTGTACAATCAGGCACATTCAGGAAATATTGTAAACTGCCTTAATGTTGATGACATTGGCGAAGCTCGTGCAAACGAGATAATCGTTATGGCTACACAACAAGGTGGCGCGGAAATAGGTCACGACCTTTGCCCGACAATTACAGCTGCGGCAGGGACGAGCGGAAACAATCAACCTGTTATCTGTTATGCGCTCGACCGTTCTTCATTTAATCAAGGTATCAATGCTCAATATGACATTGGGATTGATGATAGCGGTATAGCCCAAACGCTTGTAGCAAAGGGGCCGGGTGCGGTTTGTTCCATAGTTTGTCTTGGAAAAGTCGAAGTCGATTTACGCCGCCTGACTCCTACCGAATGTGGCAGACTGCAAGGTATGCCCGATTGGTGGTGCGAGGATGTTCCTCACTCGGATAGCGCAGAGTACAAAATGTGGGGCAACGGAATGGCTCTTCCCTGTGTTCTCTATGTTATGGAGAATGTTGTATCCGTTTTATCATTGAGGTTGCTTGACTCCCTATTGGAGGTGACAAAGTATGAACATCATAGTGTACGACTGTGAGATATTCGCCTATGACTGGATCGTGGTGTTCAAAGACATTTCTACGGGAATATTCACTGTCATACATAACGACAACGATGCTGTGAGAGAAGCCATTGACGAAGATTGTGTCTATGTAGGCTTTAACAGTAAGCATTTCGATTCTTTCATTATTAAAGCAATAGCGTACGATTTCTCCCCGCCCGAAATCAAGCAACTAAACGATTATCTCATTGGTGGTGGAAGAGGTTGGGAGTATGCTCCGCTAAAAGAGGACTACTTCAAGTTTAATAATGTAGATATTCGAGACGATGTTCAGAAAGGGCTATCTCTTAAAGCCATTGAAGGACATATGGGAATGGATATTCAAGAGACAGAGGTATCATTCGACCTCGATAGACCGCTCACAGAGGACGAGCTACAACAGACTGTCCACTATTGTAAGCACGATGTTGACGCTACCCACGAGCTAATGAAGCTACGAGCGGACTACCTCAAGACCAAAAAGAACCTCGGCAAACGAGCGGGAATTGATGAGGTTAAGTCCCTCGCCGCTACCAATGCCAAACTGACTGCAATGATGTTACGGGCAGAGCGTAAGGAATGGGACGATGGACGAGAGTATGTCTACCCCGAAAACCTTGATATTTCCGTTATCCCGAAGCCGATACTGGACTTTTTCGAGACAATTCACGATAAGTCCATTCCCGATGAGGTACTGTTTAAGACCTCGTTCGAGATTGAGATTGGCGGTATGCCCTGTAAGTATGCATGGGGCGGTGTTCACGGCAGTTTGACGGGCTATTACGAGGAAGCAACAGAGGATAGGGTCATTCAGAACAGAGATGTATCGAGTCTGTACCCATCTCTGATTGAAATTTACAACTACCTGTCCCGTAATGTCCCCGACCCCGAACTGTTCTACGCTATCAAGCGTGACCGCATACAGGCAAAGCACAATGGCGATAAGCAGACGGCAAAGGACTTGAAGCTACCGCTCAACACCGTGTCCGGCGCGCAGGAAAACCGCTACAACGACCTGTATGACCCGCTCCCGACCCGCTCTTTGCGAATATCAGGGCAGTTGTTCCTCACCGTGCTTACCATGCGCCTGCTGAACGCCTGTAAGACGATAAAACTCTTAAACCTAAATACCGATGGTCTGATGTACTCCATCGACAAATCGGAACTGGCTCTCGTGGACGAAATTGCTCACGCTTGGGAAGCCGAAACGAAGTTCGAGCTTGAGGTCGATGATATACAAAAGGTTTGGATTAAAGATGTCAATAACCTCTTGATGATCAAGACCAACGGCGAGATCAAGACAGTCGGTGGTTATCTAAACTACGGTGTGTCCGTCAAGGGCGCGTGGGCGATAAACAACAATATGATTATCGTCAAGAAAGCCCTCGTTGAGTATTTTGTTCACGGTACACCCGTTGAGGACACAATCAATGGCAGTACGGATATTTTCGATTTTCAGCTTATCGCAAAAGCAGGAGCGAAATACCGTGAAGTCTATCATCTTGTCGATGGTGAGCAAATACCTGTTCAGCGTGTCAACCGAGTTTATGCCACGGCAGACGAGCGATACGGAAAATTGTTCAAGGTAAAATCGGAGACAGATGCTACGGCAAGAATTGAAATGCTCCCAGACCATTGCATTATAGACAATAACAACCACTTAACCATAGACGATGTGGACAGGACATTCTACATCAAAATGGCGAAGAAGAGAGTTAATGACTTTCTCGGCATTAAACCTCCGAAAAAGAACACTCGTAAGATAAACACTCTTGCGAAAAAGGCACTTAAAATCTTAGAGGAGGTGAGTTGATGAAAGATTGGACGGGAAATAGCCGTTCCGCTCATGCCACCCTCGGTGCAAGAAATTATGCATTGGAAGAACGAGAAACGAATGATTATTATGCGACAGAGCCAAAAGCCCTTGAACTTCTTTTGAAGGAAGAAGAGTTCTCCGAGAACATTTGGGAATGTGCTTGCGGAGAGGGACACTTATCAAAGGTGTTAAAAAATCACGGACACAAGGTTTTTTCGACAGACCTGATAGACCGAGGCTATGGTTTAGGCGGTATAGACTTCCTGCAATGGGACAGTTCGTATGACGGGGATATAATCACAAACCCTCCGTACAGATACGCCTTAGAGTTCGTTGAAAAGGCTCTCGAAGTTGTCACAGATGGTCACAAAGTCGCAATGTTCCTTAAACTACAATTTCTCGAAGGCAAAGCAAGAAGAGCATTCTTTGAGAAAGCCCCTCCCCGAAAGGTCTATGTATCTTCAAGCCGATTGCGCTGTGCTATGAACGGAGACTTCGACAAATACTCAAAGTCAAACGCAGTTACATACGCTTGGTTTATATGGGAAAAGGGCAATACAGAAGCCCCTATTATCAAATGGTTTAATTAAATTGTAAAGGAGATTTTCATTATGCCTACAAAGAAACCCGCAACAAACGAGGAATGAATGTGTGGTCAAAACTTCTCGCCGTGCGTAACGAATTTTACGCCGCAGGAGCAAAGAAAACAGGGAGAAATCTTCATGCCGAATTTATGTATTTCGAGCTGAGTGACATTGTTCCTATTGCCGCCCCGATTTTCGCAAAATACAATCTGCTCCTTATGCCTACTTTTGAAAACGGCAACGCCGAAGCAGTCGTAATCAATATCGAAAAGCCGGACGAGCGTATCAATTTCTCAATCCCGTTGCAGTTTATTGCAGAACCGGCAAAATTCCGTATGAACGAGGTACAGGGTGTTGGAGCGGCAGTAACTTACTATCGCCGTTATCTGTATATGATTGTCCTCGACCTCGTAGAAGCCGACAGTTTTGACGGCGAAAGTAGCACCGCAGAAACAGAAGATACACCCGCACCTAAAAAGAAACCCGCTACAACTGAGCAGCGACAGGTAATCAAAAAGACTCTTACGAACTCTGACGGCGAAGCGGATGACTTGCAAAAATCGGCATTGAAAGCGGCATTGAAAAACTGAAAGAAATCGACCCCTCAAAAGAAGAGTTCATTCAGAAAATCGCTATTAAGACTGAGAGATTCACCTCGATTAAGAAAGCCGCTTGTGAGCAGTTGATTCTTACAGTAAATGAAATGATCGAGAACTATGGTGTTGAGAAGGAATAATTATGGAATGGCTTGATACAAAACAATTAAAAATCGTACCCCCAAAAAAGCCGAAGAAGATTACAGGTACTCGCTTTGCTGCTATTATGGGCAAGAACACATGGAACACCCCGTTCAAGACTTGGTGCGAAATCACCCGTACCTATGAAGAGCCTTTCGAGGACACTATTTACACAATTGCTGGTAAGACCATTGAGCCAAAACAGGCAGAGTATATGCGCCGTGCATATTTTATGACCGGGTTAAAAACTCCAACTGATATTTTCGGTGAGAACTACTTTAAACGCACCTTCGGTGACTTCTTCAAGAACGAGCCTATCTTCGGCGGTATGTGGGACTATCTGCTCTATGATGAAAGTGAGAAGCCTACTACCGTGCTTGAAATGAAAACAACCAAACGCTCTGAGGATTGGGAGAACGATATTCCCGAATACTACGCTTTACAGGCCGCGCTTTACGCCTATCTGCTCGGCGTTGACTCTGTAATGATGGTCGCATCATTTCTTGAAGATAAGGACTATAAAGCCCCCGAAGCCTTTGTACCGTCCTCGAAGAACACTATTGTAATCCCGTTCAAGGTCAGCGAGAGATACCCCGACTTCGACAAGCTCATTAAAAAAGCCGAAAAGTGGTGGAAGTCTTGCGTTGAGGGCGGTGTTTCCCCCACCTTTGACGAGAAGAAGGATGCAGACATCCTAAAAGTCCTCCGCACCAACACCCTTAACCCGGAAACAGATATAGAGAGTGTAATGGAAGAAGCAGAAGCCTTGCAGGAGGAAATTGAGCGGGTATCTGCCACGGTTGCCGACAAAGAAAAGCGGCTTAAAACACTCAAAGACATTATCAAAGAACAGGCTATGAAGTCGTTTCGAGATGGCGATAAGAGCGTGGCTTTGAAAAGCAAGCGTTATGTATGGGCAGTTTCTCGTACTGAGAGAAAGGACATTGACAAAGATGCCCTGAAAGCGGACGGGCTGCTCGATAAGTATAGCACGAAGTCCGTAGTAACTTATAGGCTTACAAATAAGCCCGTTGAGGAGGAATGACAATGTATATCAATCCATTTGTGGCGGGAGTTCTCGCCACGCTCTTCACAGAGGTCATAATCATCTTTGAAGTGGCAATTTATTACACAATCAAAAAGAATAACGGAGGTAAAAGATAATGGGAAAAATCGCATTGAGTGAGGGATATACAGTCATCCCCGAAGGAACTCATATCTTCAAGATCGTAGAGGTCAACTACAAAGAAGCATACGGGAAACTCGAAATCAAAATGAAAACGGCAAAGGGACAAGTTCATACCGAACGCTTCTCCCTCATCAAGCAAGACGGCTCTTCCAACGAGGGAGCATTGAACGCCTTTTCGTATTTCGCAAGAACGGCTCTGAATGATTATACCGCACAGGACATTGACCCTGAAGAACTTGTAGGATATTTCATTGAGTGTGATGTCGAACACGACATTCAGCCCTCAAACAAAAATCCGAATAAGACGGTTACATTCGTCCGCCTTGCCGACAAACGCCCCGCAGAGGGATACGATGAGGAGGAAGTTATCACGCCCCCCGCTCCTGCGAAGAAAGCGGCATCGACCCCTTCTGCAAAGAAAACAGAAGTAAAGTCTAAGGAAATTGACCTTGATGCATTGCTCGGATAAGTAATCGGTAAGCGAGTGGCGGTCACCGAGCCGCCCTCGCTTTACCCACTATGGAGGTGAATGGATTGAATTCTGCAAAAGACGATAGGGGCAAACTTAAGCTCTCACTTGTTCCCGGACAAATTCTCCGTGATATTGCGGTTGTACGGGAATACGGGTGTAAAAAATATCACGACCCCGAAAATTGGAGAAAGGTAGAACTCCAACGCTATATAGATGCTTTCTACCGTCATTGGGTGTCATTCGTAGAAGATAACAACTCAATAGACGAAGAAAGCGGCATACCACACTATAAACATTGCGCTTGCAATATGGCTTTCATTTGTGAACTTATCAAGAAAGGAGAACAAAAATGAGAAGAACTTACGAAGAACGAATCGAACTTTTTTCATCATTTTTAGAACCCAATTTGTTAAAGGTAGATTTTATTACGCTATATCAATGGTGTATCGAAAACGAATTTTTCTCACAGGCTGCTTCAACAAAATATCACGGCAATTACCCCGGAGGCCTGTTCGACCATTCCTACAATGTCGCTAAAGCTCTTGTAAGATTAACCGAAGCCAATAATTTGCAATGGGAACGCCCCGAAAGTCCGTATATTATAGGAATGTTTCACGATATTTGTAAGACTGATAACTATATGCGAGATGCCCACGGAAAATATGAATACAATACTGAAACTCTGCTCAAAGGTCACGGAGATAAATCGGTTATGATCCTTGCTTCCCTTACCTCTCTCACGGAAGAAGAAGTTATGTGTATTCGTTATCATATGGGAGCATTCACGGATAAAGAGGAATGGAACAACTACACACGAGCAATTCACAAATACCCTAATGTCCTCTGGACACACCACGCCGATATGATTGCGGCGCACATTATCGAAAGGTAGAAAGGAATAGCTATGCGATACGATACTATCCCTACTGAATTAACAGAACTTCCTCAATGGGTTTGTGCTTGGAAAAATTCAAATCTCCCGATGCAAGCCAAAATCAAAAAGGGCGCATCTTCCGTTAGCCCTGATACTTGGTCTACCTATAAAGAAGCAAAAGCCGCCGTAGAGCAAGGCGCGTATGATTATCTCGGTTTTGTCTTTAATAATAACGGTATTATCGGAATTGATGTGGATCGCGGTTATGACAATGACGGTTTTCTCTCAGAGGTCAGTATTGACATTATGAGGGCTTGCCGCTCCTATACAGAGCAGTCCCGAAGTGGCAGAGGTATTCATATATACCTCAAAGGAGAACTGCCCTTCAAGGGAAAAAACAATCGGGCGGGAGTAGAGATTTATCGCAGTAGCCGCTTCTTCATCGTTACGGGTGAAAAGCTGATTTACGACCACATAATCGAGAATCAAGAAGCGATTGATTATATCGTAAAGAAGTATTTTCCCGAAGCGGAAAAAGAAAACACAGGTACCGGCTTAACAAATCGCATTTACTCTCCGTACTACTCAAAGCCGGAGAAAGGTAAGATCTCTATTCAACCCACATACCCACCCATACCGCAGGGTATGAGAAACCTTAGTTTAACCTCTCTCGCAGGGCAGTTACACAATCAAGGTTACAAAAAGCAAGAGATATATAAAGAACTCCTCAAAGCCAATCAAGCGGCTTGCAAGCCCCCGTTGCCTGTCGGAGAAATACAAACGATAGTGAACTCGGTCACAAAGTATAGGAGGTAATTGAGAATGATTGACTGTATTACTATATTAAATAACGTTACTGTTAGTGATTTTAATCCTATTCCGTGGTTAGGTGTGTTTATTGGCTTAACTGTTGCATACATTATAATTTATATTAAATATGATAAGTTTGATAAGAAAGATGTACGGGGTGTGTGGTACGCAATATTTGGCATTACACTTATACTTCTTATAGCAGATATTCGTTTTTCAAAAGTAGATGCTATACAATGCACCATTGAGGATTATGTATCAATCAATGAGGTTTATGATAAATACGATGTTATTGATAAGCAAGGCGAAATATGGACTTTAAGGAAGAAAACAAATGAAGAAACGTGAAATCATTTATATCTGTGACCATTGTGGTGTTATAGCTCGTGAAGAAACGGAGTTTGGCTTTGGATTTTATTTTAAAACTTTACCAAAAGACTGGACTCTATTAGGCAGAGAGCATCTATGCCCAAAATGCTCTAAAATATACCGTAAATTCAAGGAAGAGGTAGATAAACAATGACTGTAAAAGAGTTTTATGAGTACGGCTGTGAAAGTGATTTGAAGGTGTTGAGTAGTTATAATGGAAAAGTGCTTTGCAAAAGGTTTGACCCGAAAAAACATACTGAAATCGGCGAAAGAGAAATTTCAAGTTATTGGGCTGAGGAGGAAGTAACACGAAGCGGGTTTTCCGTATCTTCACGACATTTTATATGTTGTTACGCTGACGGTGCCCCCGAATATAAAAAAGACATGGAGGCAAACAATAAACTTTAAGGAGACAGCAAATGAAGACTTGTAGAGATTGTGTAAATTATACCAAGTGCTTAGAGAATTGTGACACTTATCACACCTCAAGACTTACACCAGATAGTGATGTAACAGATAGATGTGAACATTTTGAAGATAAAACTGGAGTAAATAGGACAGTTGTTCACTGTAAGGACTGCAAGTATTATTCAGTTGACAATGCATTATTAGATAATGTCTGTGCAAGATTATTTACTGTATTTCCTATGCAAGAATATGATTTTTGCAGTTATGGGGAAAGGAAAGATAAAGAATGAGCGAATACATAACGCCGAATTATGAGGTTATTTCTGTAATACAGAAAAGAGATTTGATGAAGTTAATGAATTCGAGTTTGTTAAATGCTTTTTCTGAACAAGATTATTTTGATGTTCTTCATATATTTAATAGAGTTATAGAAAGACTTGAAAACATAGAGAAAGAGGTTTCAGAGGAATGAGAACAAATGATGTTGAACTTTCTAATATTATTCCCTTTAGAGAAAACGGTTACTGGTATCTTAAACTGATTTATAAATATGACGATGAAAATGGTAATAAACACAGATTTATAATACCAAAAGCATCAGTACCATTTGTCCAAGAACGTATTCCACCTATTAACTGGGATTATAATTCGTTATGTAATAAGACTTTAAATGCGTCTCCTTATATAAAAGGTGAGGAGAGAATTCCTTTACATGAAGGCGTTTACACTCCTGAAATTGAACCGGGAGAAGCTAAATTAGCAGGCGTTTACTTTGATATCGTTACAGATTATACCATTAAAGAAATGAGTCTTACCGAGGTCGAAAAAGAACTGGGATATAAAGTAAAAATTGTTAATAAGGAGAATAAAAATGATTAAATTTGAAAATACAGAAGTTCTTGGTTGGGAGTCTGCTATCAGAGGCATGCGCAATCCTATGAACTCTTGGGAGAAGAGTGATAGTGGTTGGAGCCCTGATTGGCCCAGAGATAATTATATTTTTGTAGACGAAGACACGGATAATTATTTAGAATTAGCAATCGGTCCTAATGACCAGAAGCTCATGACGGCTCTTCGCAATGCTGGTACGGATCATCGTAAGTTCATGCGAATGATTACTGTATATGTTGATATTACTGCTCCGCTATATTGGTGGAAAGAATTTGACACATACAAGGTTGGTACAGTTGCAAACTCTTGTAGTACCATGCACAAAATCGCAGATAAGGAATTTACGCTTGAAGATTTTAGTTGCGAACATCTTATTTCTGACGAAGCTATCCCATGCCGTGTTTATTCAGCAAAAAGTATGATGGAAGCTACTGTAAATAACCTAAATACGTTTCGTAAACTTTATCTTGAAACTCAAGACAAAAAATATTGGTGGCAAATGATTCAACTTCTGCCGAGCTCTTATAATCAACGCCGAACAGTCATGTTGAATTATGAAGTCATAGCTAATATTTATAAATCTCGCAAAAATCATAAGTTGGATGAATGGTCTTTTGGTTTTATTGAATGGATTCTGAGTTTGCCGTATTCGGAATTGATTACCGGAGGTACCATAAATGGGTAAAAAGTCATGATAAAGAAAACACTTTACATTGCTAATGACGGTACTGAATTTGAAACAAAAAGGAGTGATGATATGAGCAATGAAGTCGGATGCGAGGACAAAGAGTTATTTCAGTTGAGCAACGGACGGTATATTATGTCAGAAGAACTCTCCGATAAGATGTTTTACATAAAACGCATTCAGCCGGAGTCCTATCAACCCGATAACACGGGTTACTCTTGGGACGAAAGCGGTATGGCAGAACTCTTCTCGGAGTGCTATAAGAATGATACCCGTTATTGCCCGGAAGCGAAGTCGTGGTACACCTATGATAGTGGTGTATGGAAAAAAGATGTTGGCTCTCTGCTCGTGGCTGAGAAGATTAAGGAGTTCAGCCGCCTAATGGTGCTTTACTGCGGAGAAATTACGGACGAGGACAAGCGGAAGTCTTATTTTACTTTTATCAATAAAATGGGAGACCGACGTTTCCGTGACAGGCTTATGAAAGATGCTGCAAGCGTATACCCCGTAAAGGCAGCGGAATTTGATGCAAACCCTAATCTTATCAACTGTCTTAACGGTACTTATGACCTTGAAAATATGTGCTTTCGTGAACACGATTGGCGGGACTTCCTCACAATGCAAACAAACTTTGAGTATACAATGCAGGAAGATGTACGGTGTGACCGTTGGGAGCATTTTATTGACGAGGTAACGAGCAACGACAAAGAGAAAGCCGACTACCTACAAAGAGCGTTAGGTTATTCAATGCTCGGCACTTCCAAAGAAGAGTGTATGTTTATCCTACATGGCAAAACTACCCGTAACGGAAAATCAACTTTGCTCGGTACAGTTCATCATTTGCTTGGTGATTATGCCGCCGTCAGTCCGGTATCCATTATTTGTAAAAGCGACCGTGCAAAAAACGCCGAGGCTGCTTCTCCCACGATTGCCGGACTAAAAGGCAAACGCTTTGTTACAATGGCTGAAAGCAACCAGTACGGCAGATTGGACGAGGAAACTATAAAGCAGTTAACAGGTGGCGAGGAAATTACAGCTCGTAATTTGTATGAATCACAAATGACCTATCTCCCACAATTCACAATGTGGCTTTCCTGTAATGACCTCCCGTCTGTGCAGGATAAGTCCCTATTTGCTTCTGACCGTGTCAGAGTAATTGAGTTCAATCGGCATTTTTCGGAGGAAGAAAGAGACGAAAACCTGAAAGAAACTTTCCGTACGCCCGAAGCAATGATAGGCATTTTTACTTGGTTGCTCATCGGCTACTTTCGCTATAAGCGTTTCGGGTTGAAAATGTGTGAAAGTATGAAAAGAGTAATTAAACAGTATGAGAAAGACAACGACCTTGTGTTGCAATTCCTTGAAGAAAAATGCACAAAGGTTGAGGACGGCGGTACAAAGGCAAAGGCTCTTTATGACGCTTATAAGATATGGTGCAGGAGTAACGGGTACTTTGTAATGAGTGCGAAAAAGTTTAATGCAAACTTGGAAACGCATCCCGAATGGCATAATGGTAAAAGAATGTCACACGGATACGCTGTTTTTGACGGTGTATCTCTCAATATGGGTAGTTAAGGTAGTCCATTTTAGGGTTTTGCTATAAAGTCCTCTATATACGCGTGTATATAAGGAGGTTTATGGAAAATAGCGAAAATAAACTACCTTAACTACCCGATAAACGAAAGGAGTATTTTTATGAATAATAAAGAATTAACGGAAGTTGGTAAACAGGTCACAAAACGGAAACGTCCCGACTTGTCAGAAAAGCAGACCGTTCATACTGAGCCGGGAGACAATCGGAAATACATTCTGCATTCGCTTCGCTTGGCTGAGTTGCCGAAACTGAACTTGACGAGTGTTGAGGAAGTGACACAAAGGATAAAGGACTACTTCACAATATGCGCTGATGACGATATGAAACCAAGTGTTGCAGGATTGGCTCTTGCTATGGATATTGATAGACGGTATCTGTGGGAAATCAGAGAGGGGCGAAAAGGTAAAAATCCCGCGGTGGCGGACACGCTAAAAAAAGCGATGAAAATTCTCGATCTCCAAATGGTTGATTATATGCAGAACGGCAAGATTAACCCTGTGTCCGGCATTTTCCTGATGAAGAATAATTTTGGTTATGCCGACAAACAGGAAGTTGTATTAACTCCCAATAATCCGCTCGGCGACACAAAGGACACAAAGGAGCTCGAAGAGCAATATATAGACAGCGTGGTTGAAGATTGAAAAATTTGACCGAAGCAAAAATTTGACCGAAGCAAAAATTTGACCGAAGCAAAAATTTGACCGAAGCAAAAATTTGACCGCTACCTTTTTAGGTGGCGGTTTTCCTTTTTTGTGCTCGTCTTTCTACCCTTTTGTTATTTATGGGTTGTTGACGTTTTGTTTGTTGTGCCCTCTTGTCCTCCCTGTGGCTCTCTAACGCGCTTTTACGCCCTATATAATGAAACTACATTGCCGACAAATAAAAATTGATTGTAGAGCGTTACATAGGACGCTAACAAAAAAAGCAGCAAAAAAAGAACCCCGGGAACGTGCTCCGGAGGTTCTTTTTTATTGTCTTGTTATTAGTCGGGAAATTTTCCGGCTTTTTTTATTTCGTCTGATGTTATTTTCACGCCCTCGCGCCACTCGTCAAAATCCGGGGCGAACGCGTATTTTTTTTCTTTGTATTTAAGTATTACGGCATATTCCCAGCCCAATTTTTCCGCAATGTCGTTTTCGTCCTCCCCTTTTTCCAGCTCTACGCCCTCAGCTTTGAAGCATTCCGCAGCGTGTCCCGCTTCGCAAGCCCAAGGGCTTGTAAAGTCGGAAAAGCATTCATACTTGAGCGCCTGCAAGGCGTAGCTTTTAGCCATTTCGGGATTATACCCAAGTTCCTCTATTTGCGGCGCCTGATCCGGATTTTTGATGTCATAAGATGTTGTAATTGTGGCAGTTATATTTTTCATTGCTTGTTGCTCCTTTTCTGTATTCGTGTATCCCGAGTATATCATATTGAATTTGCGGGGTCAAGCCTTACAGCTTCAACCCCGCCGCGCTTGCCACGATGGCGAACGGTAAAATTAAAAACAAAATTAAAATCATTTGCGCGCCTCCTTTTTCAAAATATAAAAAATAGGCTTGAATTTCGGGCGGTGATTGCATAATATTCGCCCGTTTCCGTGTTCTGAATTAACCCGCCGTTAATGCCGTATATGCCGGAGCTGTAGCCGATCTTTTCGCAATGTTTCCATTGTTCTTTAACTTCGGCGGCGGGCGCGTTCGTCAAATCGTGCGCCATACCGCAGCGGACAAGGTTTTTTTAATTCTTTAAGCGTGTACTTCCTCATTTTATAATGTCCCCGTTTCTAATAATTGATAGATGATTTTTTCATCTTTTGCCGGAATCGGGAAATATACCCAACTTGTACCGTATTTATAGCCGCATACCGGGCAAGCTTTAGAAAATAACCCGTCCGGATGTTCGCTTTCTTTCAACCAGCCTAAGGCCTTTACCTCCGTGTGCCCACTATCTCCGATATAAAGCGGCTTTTTCGGTTCGTAATATTTCGCAATATCCGCCGGGAGTGTTTCTGTGTAAGTGGTTAATGAATATTTAAGATTAGCAAAAAATCTTTGTTTGATTGTCGGCTTGAATATTTCGCCACGCTTTAGCAAAATAACAGCGGCTTTTTCAGCGGCTCTCTGTTCTTTTATTGCGTCCTGTGTCATGCGCCAATGGTATAGATTAACTTTTTTATTTGCTAATTTATCCCATCCGGCCGCGTGTTGATGTTCACACTCTGGGTGCATGTCGTTCAAATGGTACGCTTTCCACAATCTCAATATTTCGGAAAAAACAGGGCTTTCCATATATGGGGCGATTGTGTCCAAACATTGACCGCCGCACACAATGTCACTGTGTCGAGTGTTCCAAACATCAGCGGAAACAGAAAACACTTTCTTGTCTCCGTCCTGTTTATATTCCATTTCAACCGTTACACGGTTTTTTGCTTTTCCTCTGTTTTCAAAATCAATACAGCCAAAATCAAATGTTCTTTTCATTGTTTTATATCCTCCTTGTAATTGTGCCGGGGCTGTGCTACAATAGAGGAGCAACCGCCCGGCGTGGGTGTGTTGTTGTGGGCGTTCCGCTTTGGCTTTGGTCGGCTGTGCGGTGCGCCCTTTTCTTATTAGTGTATATCAGTTATTTCTGATTACTCTATTATTATATCAGTTTTTTCTGAATTGTCAAGAGGTTTTACAAAAATAATTCTGTTATTTCTGATTTATTTTTTGTGTTTGTTTTCTCTTGAGTTTTTGCACACTCCTAATACAGCATATAGACCACGTTAGACGCATTTAGTACCCGTGGGGGATTATAGAGGGCGGAGCGGGCGTGGGTGAGTGGTTTTTCCACCGAGAGAAAATAAAAAGGCAAAAATATTTCAGATATATCTTGACAAGCAGAAATATCTGTGTTATGCTACCCATAAAGGAGGTTGCTTATGAAAACAGTTGAAGCAGTCCGTGAAATTATGAAAGAACAAAACATTGGAGTAAACAAAATGGCAGACCGGCTAAATCGCAAGCCAAACGTTATTAGCGAACGTTTAGGGCAAAGCAATATCAGTATTGTTAAGCTTTCTGAAATGTTACGAGTTCTTGACTACAAGATAATGCTCGTCCCGAGGGAAACTTCAACGCCGAAGGGCGGTTACGAAGTTGAATAAGGGTAGTTTAGGTAGTTTATTTCAGGTTTTCCATATAACTTCTCTTATATATGCGCGTATATAACAAGAGTCTTGGAGAAAAGCCGATATTGACTACCTCAACTACCCAATATTATCAAGGAGGATATAAAATGAACGAATTGCAACTTGCGTTTAAATACGAGACCGCACCCGTAAGAACAATCACGGACGGGGTTACAATTTGGTTTGCTCTGATTGATGTGTGCAAAATCTTTGATTTATCAAATCCAAGAATGGTTGCAAAAAGCCTTGACGATGACGAGGTGCGTAAATTCAACTTACGCAGGTTGGAGGGCGATACTTGGTTTATAACCGAATCCGGGTTATATACAGTTATCATTCGTTCTCGTTCTAATAAGGCAAAATCGTTTCGCCGTTGGGTAACTCACGAAGTGTTACCTTCTATCCGCAAACAAGGTTATTATTCTCTTATCTCGGACGATGAACTTGTCAATATAATTACCGAAAAGCAGAGACGTAATAAGGACTTCTTGGGTAAGATAGATAAGACTGCAATTAAATCATTGCTTTTAAAAGAAGCAAGAGAGAGTCGAGATGAAGATACAAGATTATTGTTCTTGCAGCAGAGCGAACTTTCTTGTAGGGAATTTCGAACAAAACTTAAATCTATTTGGAAAGACGATATGCCGAGATTTCATAGATACTTAGACGAATATCAAAAGTGGTATAATAAAATCGGTTATCGTATTGTTCCTAACGAGAGGTGAATAGATTGATTTACGGTTATGCACGAGTTAGTTCAATAGGTCAAGCGAGAGACGGCAATAGTCTTGAGGCTCAACATAAAGCCTTAGCTGACCGAGGGTGCTCGGAGATTTATTCAGAAGCATACACAGGAATAACGACTGACCGTCCTGAGCTTGCAAAAATAATCAGCAAAATACAAAAAGGCGATACGTTAATGGTTACCAAATTGGATAGATTCTCTCGCAGTGCTACTGAAGGAGTTGCTTTAATTAAGCAGTTACACGAAAAGGGTATAATAATCGAAATTCTGAATATGGGGCGCGCTGACGATACACCTATGGGCAGACTAATGGTAACAATGCTTCTTGCTTTTGCTGAATTTGAACACGATCAAATTATTGAACGACTTGCGACTGGCAAGGCGGTAGCAAAGGCTCACGGTAAAAGAACGGACGGAAGAAAAGTTATTGAAGTACCCAATTTTGAAATGTATTTGCAAAAACAAAAAGAGGGTCATATTTCTGTAATAGATGCGTGTAATGCACTTGGCATAAGTAAAAGTACTTGGTATAATAGGGTTAAAGGCGTTCATGAACCCATTCTCACAAAGGAGGTATAGCAATGAGTAGACCTGTTTATTTTATTTTCGATGGTTGGTATTATAAAATAATAGGTACTATTTTGGCGTTTGTCGGCGTATTCGTCGTTATACCGATACTTACTATTCCACAGGAAAAGTCGGTTAAAGATCACAGGCAAGAGATTGCTTCTCGCATAGAACAAGGTGATATAGATTACGCTTTCGGGGACGTGTCAGAGCTTACTTCCCATTCTACAGCGTCCTCTCAGGGTAGAAAATATGAGGGAAAAATTGTTAGCTTTACGTGTGTTGTCGGGTACAGTAGCGATGACTTGGAAGGTCCTTATTCCGGTTTAGTGATAAAAAGCGAAGTGACAGGTGAGTATTTGGCAAAGTGTAAGCTAACTGCCCCTAACATAAAAGACAATATAAAAGCAGCTGAATTGAAAAAAATGTTTAACGAGGGTGACAAAATCACCGTGATCGGCGAGGTTGATGGCGGTAGCTATGGAGATCTCATATTGAACAATTGTAAGTTCGTTAAATGTAGCTAATTGAATAAGGCGTACACAAACGGGCGTGCGTAAACAGTCAACAGGGACTATCTCATTTGAGGTAGTCCCTTTATTTTTTGGAGGCAATAATGCAAAAAGTAAGTATTTTAGGAACAACGTACAGTGTGCATACGGGTGTCTCGTATCAAGAAGATGCCGCTCTTAAAGGTTTATGTAGTTAGGGTGTGATGAATAATTATGAATAAGTTACTGATTGCAAAAATTTTTCAGAAAATAAAAAAGGCACCTACGGACGTCACCGCCTATGAGGATTTGTTCTCACTTTGCCGAAACATTGAGCAGGAGGATTTTGCACTTGCACATTCAACCAATGAGGCATTGAGGAAGAGAATCTCGATAGCAATAAAGTACAGAAAAAATGTTGAGGGTTTCTTTGAACTGTACAAAAAGACATTGCTCTTTGATGCACCACACTTTTTTGACTCTTATCTTCTCTATCTTGAAATAAATCGTAAACCGAAGGAACGGTTTTATCAGCCACGGCGCAGAGTTCTCAAACGGGTAGTCGATGCTTTGCAGAAACTTACCAATGACGAGCTGGACGAATTATTTATATCTATGCCCCCTCGTGTCGGCAAGACAACCATTTTGATGTTCTTCGTTACTTGGCTTATCGGCAGAAATAGCGAAGCATCTAACCTGTATTCGGCGTATTCCGATACCATTACCAAAGCATTCTACAACGGCGTTTTGGAAATCATAAATGACCCTGTAACCTATCTGTGGCACGACGTTTTTCCGAATGCTAAGGTCGTTCAGACCAATTCGCAGGACGAGACAATTAACATAGACCGAAGAAAACGGTACCCCTCTCTGACTTGCCGGTCGCTATACGGAACATTGAACGGTGCTTGTGACTGTAACGGATTTGAAATTTCCGATGACCTTATCGGCGGCATTGAAGAAGCTCTCAACAAGGACAGACTTGTTTCAGCGTGGAGCAAGGTAGATAATAACCTCCTGCCCCGTGCGAAAGAGAAAGCCAAAATACTTTGGTGCGGTACACGGTGGTCTATGGTTGACCCTGCCGGGGTGCGAATGGAACTTTTAGAGAACGATAAACAGTTTAAGAATCGTCGTTATGAGATAATCAACCTCTCGGCTCTTGACAAAGATGATGAGAGTCAGTTCGACTATGATTATTCCGTAGGTTTCTCTACTGAGTATTATCGTATGCGTCGCGCTTCATTCGAGCGTAATAACGATATGGCATCGTGGCAGGCTCAGTATATGGGAGAGCCTATAGAGCGAGACGGCGCGTTATTTTCACCGGGAGAATTTCGTTACTACAACGGTG